GCACTAGGCACAGCCTGTGACTTAACTGCTAAGGCATTCGTTGAATTAATCTGGATGGCACCGGATGTTCGTAAAGCAATTGGTAATGCCAACAGACAAATCTTAACAGACGCCATTGCCTTTACATTGGCTAAGAGTATAGATGCAGCCGCTGGTGCTATGATTGTTCCACAAAGTTGTGCAGCCGTTGTAGCAGGGGTCGTTACTACATTAGTAGCACAGTTGGCCTGTGAGAGAACATTGCCAAACGGTGCTCGTGAGTGGGCCACAACAGGCGCAAGCGGATTATAATAAGTAATCATTCTAAAACCCGTTTCGGCGGGTTTTCTTTTGGCTAAAATTTTGTTGTAAAAATACAACAATTTTGGTATTGACGCTGACGCAGAGTGATGCTATAATAACAGCATGTATAAAATAATAGGTAAAGAAGAAAATTTCAAAGTTCTTACATTAGCTGAGGCAATGAATGTTGCTAAGTCAATGAATGAATTCGTTTCTATTCAAGGTCCAGATTTTGAAGTCTGCGGAGTGTTCGGTGTTGATAGCATCAAGGACGGAGTGTGTCCAGATGGTGTTGCATACGACTGGAACAAGTCTAGCCGAATTGGTCGGGTGCGTAAAGAGCGCACTGATTAAGATTGACAGATCTAAAATTTTCTGTTATAATAAACACATAGCAACATAGAAAGCACATCATGGAGTTTAAAGTTAACGGAAGCAAGCGAAATAAAAAATTCGTTGAAGCTATCCTGCCCAGTATAATTACACAACTTGGGCTGGATTCGAGCCGGAAAGCTGTGGTGATTCAGATCGAAGATGATGGCACAGATAATATGGGTTCAACTATTCCAGTAGATGCCTTAGACTCATATATTGTTGTAGTTAAGCCACATCGCAAACTCAAAGATATTGGATTTACTTTGGCACACGAAATGGTGCATGTTCGCCAAATGGCCAAAGGAATACTGAAAAGTGTTAAGAATGGTCACACGTGGGCCGGTAAGCGTTATAGTAACAAAACAAAATATTTGGATATGCCCTGGGAACAGGATGCATTTGCCCGCCAAGAAATTATTTTTCGCAGAGCACTTGATGAGTGACGCTATTGTACCTGTTACACTGTATTCCACTAGTTTTACTGGTGTATTGCCCACAGGCTCTGTAGGCAAAGGTGCTATACATAAGGAAGCATGGCAACAGACTACTTACCCAAATGGATCTGTGGTCACTAGGGTTTATCATAACATTATAGAAGTGTATGATAATCGAGCAGTGGTAACCAAACACAATCAACCAAATCAAATAGACATGATGGTTTAGGAGAATACAATGCCATGGATCGAAAACGTAGCCGCAGATGATATCCCTAAGAGGTTTCATCACGAAGCGGGTGAGAATTCAATGCTGATCAGCATTGTTGATCCAGCCAGCTGGCGACCTGTTCCTGCACACAAGTTCAAAGAGATTCACAACTTTGAATTTCTGGATGTAGAAAAGAATGACTTCGCTCTAGACGAAGCTATGCGATGCAGTCAGGAGCAGGCTAACGAACTTGTTCGCTTACTGCAACACGCAAAGGACAATCGCATGAATGTGGTTGTACATTGCTTTGCAGGTATTTGCCGTAGCGGTGCAGTATGTGAAGTTGGTGTTATGATGGGTTTTGAAGACACCGGTAGATTTCGTAGTCCTAACTTACTAGTCAAGCATCGTATGATGAAGGCATTAGGTTGGACATATGATGAAGATGAGAAACCCAATGTAGATGATTGGCGAACTTTTAGAAGTATAGATTAACAAACGTTTTTTAACTATATAATATATTAACAACAAAGGATACACTATGGCCGGCAAAGCAAAATCAATTTACCTTACAATTCTGCCTAAAGGCACTCATCACTTGAGCGTTTTTAAGAAAGTATTCTTCGAAGCTAAAAGCTACAACGAATATGTCAAAACAGATGAGTTCAAAGCCAAATGGCCTGCTGATCAATTTGACATTATAAAAGAAACATATTAACATGCGGAATTTGATAATTGATCAATTGATGAGTTGGATTGCTGCCGGGCGTGAAGTTTATGGTAAAACAGTTGAGCCCATTCAAGATCGCAAAACATTAGAAGCATTAAGCAATCAAGAATTGCTGGCTATATTGATCAATACAGTAGAGTTTCAAGGATGAGAAATGAAGACATGGATAACTAGTGACTTACATTTTGGGCACAAGAACATTATGAGTTTCTGCCCACAGACACGAGCACGATTTAATAACGATGTCGGCTACATGAACAATGCCATGGTGGAAGAATGGAACGCTAAGGTTGAGCCAGGAGACTTGGTCTATATCCTAGGCGATGTAGCGTTTATGAGTGGCAGTGATGCCGGACGTATGATCAATCGGTTGTACGGCACTAAGATTTTAGTACGTGGAAACCACGACCGAAAGACATTAATGGATGCTACATTCCGCGACGCATTTGCAGAAATACACGACTACTTGGACATTACTTATGACGGGCATAAGTGTGTGATGTTTCATTATCCTATTTTTGAATGGGATCAGATGCATCGTGGAGCACTGCACTTTCATGGTCACTTACACGGCGGCACTACAGGTATGGAAAAATATCGTTGCATGGACGTGGGCATGGATTCTACAGGGGAAATTGTTATTTCTATGGATCGTGCTGTACGTATGATCAAAGACAACGAGATCAAAAAGCACCACGCTTAATAAATATTTGCATGTTCAATAAACTTGCAAAAATGTTTAAAGAGCCCGAACAGGGCACAGTTAAGCTCAGCTTTATAGCACTAGACGAAGAAGATGTGCCCTATGAAGATGTTGCTACAATGCCCTATCATGACGAATATATTCAACGGGATATAGAAGCCAAATTTAGAAAGTTTATGCTACTGCGTAAGCATTTAGTAGTAGAAATTACCATACTGGAAGTGGTCAAAACTTCCGGTTGACAGCATGGTAAATTCATGCTATAATATACACTTATTAACAAGGAGAGTAGCATGGAAGATTTCACAATGGACCAAAGCGGTATGGACATCGTCCGCAAGGCACAAGTCTATGCCATGGCTGCTCACGCCGCAGTTGGACAGAGGCGCAAGTATACCGGTGAGCCCTACATCGTTCACCCTGCTGAAGTTGCCAAGATTGTAGCCGGCGTTCCTGGTAGCACCCCAGACATGGTTGCGGCTGCTTGGTTGCACGATGTTGTGGAAGACACTGGTTGCACATACACTGACATCCATATGGCATTCGGTGCTGACATTGCTGCCTTGGTTGGATGGTTGACCGACGTTTCAAAGCCCGAAGATGGCAATCGTGCCCACCGCAAGGCTATGGACCGTGCTCACACTGCCGAGGCTCCGTCTGAAGCACAGACAATCAAGTTGGCTGATTTGATCAGCAACAGCCGAAGCATCATGGCACACGATCCTGCTTTCGCTAGGACTTACTTAGAGGAAAAGAGATTGTTGTTGGCTGTGATGACTCGGGGTGACGCAGGGTTGCATGCCGAAGCAAGCAAGTACGTAGGAGTGTAAAATGCAAGATGAAAGTCATTTGCCAGTTGCAGAGCAGAGCTTATTGTTCCGCTTACGCAAACGGGCAGAAATACGCAGGCAGATCCCAGGCAGGTTAGCAGTCGTAGAAGGGAAACCGGATAAGATTGCTAACCTTCTTGACGAGGCTGCAGATGAGATTGAAAGGTTACAACAATGCCAAAATGTTATCAATTAATTGGAGTGCCGGGCGCAGGAAAAAGTACTTGGGTTGCTAGCCAAGATTGGACAATGACTTGTGCTTGGGTCAGTACAGACAAGTGGGTTGAAATCTATGCTAAGGAAGTGGGCCGTACTTACAGTGAAGTATTCACAGATTTCATGCCCACTGCTGTAGAACTTATGGCCAAGGAAGTAGTTGCGGCACGTGAAGTAGGGCGTGATATCATTTGGGATCAAACCAGTACTACTGTGAAAAGTCGTGCTCGTAAGTTTAACATGTTGCCGGACTATTACCATATTGCTGTAGTGTTTAAGACACCTGAGCACAAAGAACTTATGCGCCGATTGCTCAGCCGACCTGGCAAGGAGATTCCAGATCATGTCGTTGCTAGTATGATTGCATCTTGGGATGAGCCAACTGAAGAAGAAGGCTTTAAAGAAATATGGTATGTTTAAAATAGGACCTTTGGGTCCTATTTTTTTGACTAAGTAGTTGTTTAAAATAAATAAAATTATGGCAAAAAGAACAATCACTCGAACTAAAGAAGAAAATGATCTAATCGTTTCTAACATGTCTGATCCTTATGTAATTGAAGAATTTATTACACAGGAAGAGATACAATATCTTATCGACTTGTATGAAAATACAGGAGATAAAATTTATAAAAATACAGGGCCTGTTACTAAAGACATTTCTAAATTATTAGTACAAGATCCTGTAATGAAAGCAATCTTTGATCGTATCAAGGAAAAGATCGGCGAGTGCGGTATTTTTACATCAATGTACTTTAATGTACAAACTCCCCATATTATACACAATGACGACGACTTTCTAAGTCCTATAACTTATAAAGCAATAACTTTGCCGCTGAGAATTGAATATCAAGAAGAGAATACTGGATATCCTAAACTGTGTTTCTTTGATCAGTTTTATCTAAAAGGCCCTAGTAAATTTTTTAATGGTGCTCAAGTTAAAGTTGAACAATTTTATAACGAACCTGTATATAGTTATGAGGATGTACAAAACTTATCTACAGCAGAAATTCCTGCAGAAATCTATCACAATTATCTAACACATATTAAACCTAATTGGCTTAAGGGATTGAGTTTTAAACAAGCAGAAACTTGGAAACCGGGAAGTGCTATTATATTTGATGCAGTAAGACTTCACTGTGCAAGTGATTTTGTTGCTCAAAAAATTAAATCTAAATTAGGTATTAGTATATTCACAGCATTGCCCAGAGCTAGTTAATGTTTATTTGGCAGCATATTGAACTTCCTGAAGACGAAGTATCTGAGATACGCAACCGAACGTTGCCTGATATAGATAAACTAACTAACAATATACATTTCTATCAAGGACTAGATTTAGGCATAACTAAATTCATGGGACTTGATGTATATGAAATTGTATTGATACAGTCATTAGGGCGAGCTGTAGGAAATATTCATACTGATTATCGTGCATTTAATAATAACAATAAATTAGCTATTAATTTTTCGTTAAGAAACTGCGAAAATTCAGTTACTGAATTTTGGGAATCTACTCATTATGATCCTGCTAATATACAATACACTTCAAGTAATAGACCCTATATAGGTCTCACTAGAGATAATTGCAGGAAGATAACAGAATTTACTTTAGTTAAGCCGGTATTGTTTAATACCGACGTACCGCATTCAGTTAGAAATTATTCAGTTATGCCACGGTTGGCAATCAGTGTAAGATTACAAGAAGACCCGTGGCACTTGGTTAGTTAATGTGGATGCTGTAAGTGGGCAAGAACTTTGCCTACATTAACAGAACTAAATGGAATATTTAGAATAAGATGGATGCTGTTATTGACCCAACTGATTGTTCTATGAGTTTTACGTGTATTAATGTAATACGCTCGTCCCATTTCAATTGGTAATTTACGATCAGTATCTATTAACCAGTCGTACTGTAGTGGTGCACAGTTATTTAAAAATACCGCAATCCTAAAACTTTCACGAGGCATACTTGGATGATCACGATGCGGAACAAAATATCCACCCATGTCACTTCTAATTAAAAATGTACGACCAAGTGGCATAAACTCATCTAACAGTGGATGCAAGCTGGTACAGGCATTATAGACATCAGTCTTTTGATTAAATTCATTTTCGCTTAATCGTCGGCCTGCTTCGTGACTCGCTTGAGCTAAACTGGGATTATCTTTGTGAGTCTTACCAGGCAATGAAGTCAAGGTTAATCCTTTTCTACTATTGATACGATCAGTACGGGGCAGATAATCAACCCAATCATTTTCAAAAGGTGCAAGTTCTTTCATAAACTTGTCACAATTGATTTTAATATTAAGCGGCTCAAAGTCGCCAAGGTTAAGCAATGCCAATTCATTTGCCACAGTTTCTAAATTGACTAGGCGTGCATCGAACTTAGGCGCCCTTCCACTAACGCCCGGTGGGACGATCTGATTATTTGATTCAGACATAAAATCTCCTATTATATGTAATTTATCATTACTTCCTTAGGAGGTTTACTTTTTCTATTAGGTGCTGATACAATGTTCGGAGCTACGTTTGAGTAATCATTACCGATGGCTGTTAATTTCCTATTGCCTGTTCTAATACCGTTGGCTATTAATACCACAAATCCATTAATTTTAGCTGCCGAGGTAGCTTCTGGAATCAATGCTGAATTTATATATTGGGCAGCAATCAATTGTTTAGGATTAGGATACGCAATATTTTTCATAATATAGTCTCTCATTAGACCTCTAATGAAACTATAAACTAATGGTTCTACTACTCGACGTACTTGCGGAACTCCCCTTGCCCAATATTCAGATATCATTGTTTGACATGCAGCAGTAGTATCATGTTGTATGTCATGCAGCATCGCATCTATGACATAACTTAAATCTCTTTTACATTTTTCTTCGCTATATTGATAGCCTTTGTAAGTTTTATTTGTATTAACTTGCCACGCCAAATATGCACAAGATTCTTCTACAATGAATTCTTTGTTTTGCATTAACAATTGATATGCATTTGGAAATGCTTTGGGATTATCATTAGGATATGCAATAGGTCTAGCTTCGCCTTGATACGTTTCTCTAATGATTCTTGATCTATCTGGACTTGCATATCCTATACCAATTGCCATAGTTACAATTTTATCAGTTAAACCAAGATGCTTTGCTACTTCAAAATTTCCAATACAGCCGTTGAATCCAGAAGCAAGCCCTACCTCTTCGGCAGCACACATTGCAATAGTTGCACTAACGATGGAATCATCACGTACTCGTTGATTTTCTATTTCATTCTTAGAATTTTTGCCGTTTGGAAATGTATCAGCTATCCATAACAACACTACCGGTGCTCTAACTTGTCCGTTAAATCTTTTAAACCCTGGACCTTCAAGACCACGGATACCGTTAATGCAATAAGTATCTTCGTAATAAAGCCAATCTTTAAGAGCGAGTCCTTCGGGACTATCAGTTACTACAAGGATAGTATGATCGTGCCTTCCCTGTTTAGACGGTGCCAAGTAGGCACAATCTAGAACATATTGCAACTTATCAGATTCAACTGGTTTTGCATCCCACCATTTGGCAGTAAATCTAGTTTCTAAAACATCTTTTAACACGGAGTTCTCCTTGAAGTACTACATATTTACTCAAAGAAAGATTATAATTTAGTTTGTACAAAACTCACCATTTCTGACCATGCAATATTGGAAGGTATTCTTATAGCTAAGAATGTAGGCTTATCAGCCATTGCAGGCATAAAGGAATGCACTTTTAATCCATTTACAACAATTGGTTTTTTAACAACAACAGTTTCTAAAAAAGACTGCTGTAATGCCATTTCGTCTTTGTCTGTAAAATTTACTCGTTCTCTAGGCATAGGATGCAGTGTAGGACGTCCATCAACAATAGGAGCATCATATGAGAAGATATCTACGTATAATGTCCCACATAACGGAATAATTATATTTCCATTACAGCCGGGGTTAGTGTGTGGAATAGTTCTTTTTTCTAATGCTGTTAAACTGTAAAATTTTGTACTGTTTGGTATTACAAATAATTCGTCAAATACATGTTTAACGCAGTCATGTTCAGACAAGCTGATATCTTCGCTTACAGATCTAAACGGAGAAGTTAAGTTTCTAAGAGCAGGGAATTCGTCAATATGATCGTTAAATAACTTTAACAGTCCCTCTTTGTCGTAGTCTAAATCAAACTCAATGTAGTGATCGATGGTGGCCATAATTTTTTTCCTTTGAAAATTTAGTTATAAATATTTATGATTAACAGAGTGTATAACTATGAAAAATGTGGGATTCTACGGACATAGCAGTTGTGCTTACAGATCAGATGACAGTTTCATTGATATGTTGGCCCAGCGACTGAATTTTAAAATAAAAAACATCGGAGTACGACAAGGCAGTGAAGAACGAGTATTGTATGAATTAAAAAAGACCAAAGGGCTCGATTTGGCAATTATATTTCACTGCCCACATGATCATATATTTTTACCAGAATGCGATAGAGATTTTGCAGTAGGTATGAACTTTGAAAAGAAAGTTAGATACGTGTGGAGAGACGGTAAAGAAAAACAAAAACTACCCGCCGATTGGGCTGATTACGATATTGAAAAGCATGTAATTGTAGGAAAAACAATTGATCGTTGGGCGCAGCGTCCTTTAGAAGAATTGACAAGTTCGCAAGATTTTCATAACGAACACCATAAAAAATTCATGGCAAAATTTGGATCTCCGGAAACATTTATTGATGCTATTAAAATTTATAGAAAGTATTTTGAAGAACCGGATTTGATTATGAATAGGTTCTCCGGAGCTCTTGTACAAATTGATCAGTATTTACAGTTTAAAAATATCAAAGCTATACATATAGTTGGCAACAATATTACATTACCTCCCTGGTTTAAATTTCAAAACAGTATAGTTGATGATGTTATTCCAGATATACTTGACAAGCATGATGTAGGAAATGTGTTCTTTGTTAATAATATAGATAAAGAAGGCAATTTATTAGTGGCAGATCGTCTTGAACAATTGATAAAGACACACAACTTACTAGATTAAAGAAGCTGAAGTGAAATGGCTCACGCTGTGCTAACAGAAAGGGAGGTTCGAATCCCCCGGCTTCCAGGTGCTGTAGCTTAATTAAAGCCGTGCTTTCATCAGGCACGAGATGTAGGCCGATCCTACTTGCACCACCATAAATATAACTTATGACAACTTACAACTCAACACACAACATTCCCGGTATATGGATACAAAAAGAATTTAATAATCAGGGAATAAAAAAACACATGTTCAAATGGTATGAATGTGGAATACTAGGTTGCGGCCCAGAAAGCAAGCCCTGGCTGGATCTTACTGAGTTTGTTAAGTTTCCAGAAAATACTGCTGATATTATTGCTGAGTTACAGACGCAATTAGATGCTTCGGGACACCGACCTGGTGGCGGAACTTGTATGTTGCCAAAAGAACTCAACAACTATCATTTTATGACATACTACCAATACTTTGCAGAAAAGTATGTACCTGAAGATGTTAGAAACAGTTTAAAATCTTCTCAAGAATTAGATGCATGGGTAACTTTTAATCTTGGAAAGCCTATATGGGAATGTGCATTGATATTAAAAAAGCAAACTGAACATTCTAGATACTGGACAGGAAAACACAATCCTGGTGCAGCATGGCAAGATCCTGACAGGCAAGGCGACTACAGAAATCAACAAGTGCATGGAGTTACTGGTAGAGTACCCGGGCCAGTACCTTTAACTAAGGCATGGATAAACGAAATGGAAACATATTTGTTTAAGCATATTGGTCGTGTGTTAGTGTACCAAAATAAGATAGGACATGCTGTTCCTACGCATAGAGATTATCCTGCCAACAGTTTTGGACACAGCGCCCACTTTGTCAATATACAATTAACTACGAATAGTCGTAAGGGATTTATGTACGACGAAGTAACTAAAGAAAAGATTTATACATCAAGTAAAGCATACATGTTTAATGAAAGCGATTGCCACGGAGTAGATCCAGAAGAAGAAAATCATTTTACTATTAGAATTGATGGCGAATTTCAAGATCATGTTTGTGAAAAATTAGGCTTTGTTAATGGACAAGTCTTTAGTATGAATTATAAAAACGGTTATAAGTTTAATAACATTAAAATATTTGAACCAGAGTTTGACAATGAAGCTTGAAGATTTTGCCTATACAATACTGGGTGTTAGTTATGATATATTAGAGCTACAATCGATGTATCAAGAAGTAAAACATTATAGACGACCCACAGGATTGTATCTTGCTGGCGGCTCTACTAATAAAACTAAAGAAACCGATCCAGATAAAACATTGCAAAGTCAAATTAAGCCTGACAATGTACATGTACTTGACACTGATAAACAAGGATATGATGTAACTTCTCATCCTGCTGTTAAGAAAATTATTGATCAATTTAATATTAAGATTAAACCGGGTCTAGTAGATATCAATTGTTTCCGTCCTAACTTTGAATTTTTACCGCACACTGATCAAGTTAAATGCACAATAATGATTCCAATCATACCAGATGATGGAGGTGCTCCTATTAACTTTTATTCTAGAGAAGGTGTTATTCCGCAGGCTGCAACTGATTACAGACGAACACTTAGTGATGCTGACATTGTGTTCAAACATAGTTACAGCACGATTCATCCTACAATAATTAATCAACAACAAATACACGGTGTAAGTAAATTAGATCATGAAAGAGTTTATCTAAGATTTAAAATAAATGATTACTCATATGAAGAACTGGTTGAATTAGATAAACAAGGAAAATTAATTAAATTATGAGCATACTATCTACTATTAAAATTGAAGATATTAAATCTATTAGGCCCGCAGTTGATAGTCGGCAACCTTGGGATTTTACTCTTAACTGGATGGTTGGCAAATACTGTAACTATGTTTGCACCTATTGTGACAAATCCAATAGAGATAAGACTAGTCCTCACTACAATTTAGAAACATTAAAACAATATTGGACAAACTCAAAGAACGCTGCTCTTGCCAAAGGCTTTAGAAAAATGCGAGTTATTTTGACAGGTGGCGAACCAACCGCTAATCCAGACTTTTTAGAATTTTTAAAATACTTGCATGAAGAAAAGAATACACTTGATTACCTCAATGTAAGTTTTTTAACAAACATTTCTCAAACTAAAGAATATTATTTAGAAGCAGCCAAGTATGCTAGTATAAGTTTTTCTACACACTTTGAACATTGGAATGAAGCTGAAGCAATGGACATTATCTTAACTTGCAATAAACAAGGAAAGGTAAATGTTATGCTAATGATGGAAGAAGCATATTCAGAAAGAGTATTGGCTGTTAAAGAAGCACTGAATAAAGAGGGTATAGTCCCAACTGTTCAGCGAATTAGAAATACCTATTTGGCTAAACCAATTAATAACAAAGAATATCGTAAATTTGATTACAAAGAATGGAAACAAACCCATGGCTAAACTTGAAAGCACTTCTCCACAATTAAAAGAAATTATCGACGAGCAAATCGACAACGGTAGCAGACAACGTGTTGAAGTTGATCTGCACGACGGCAGAACTATTAAAACAAATGCACAAAGTTTAATCAACTATCATTTAAACAACTACCATAACTGGCATTGCGAAGGTTATGGCAGTGAAGAAATTTTTATAGATCATACTGGATTCATTTATGGCGGAAGATGCTTAGTTAAAAGAATTGGTCATGCTAGTGATGACAATTTGCGATTGTTAGATAATGGTATTATGTGTCCTCGTACTATTTGTATGTGCAGTACTGATGTGATGCTAACTAAAGACAACCTGGGACAGCCTCAAGGTCAAAGCGAGATTGAAAATAGATGAAAGACTTTGTTTTAGAAATAAAAGAATTAGACTACGATAGGACAAAGCTAATTCCTATATATGAAGCAACTAAACACCTTGGGCGTGTCAAGGGACTACCTTGGCGATCATATGACAAGTCTAAAGTGTTATCTACAGATCAAGCCAAGTGCGTAGTTGTTCAATACGGCGATCATATGATGTTAGACGACTCTAATAAAAATCTTAGTTGCAATCTGCTTGAGTTTCCGTATGTAAAAGAACTAGTGTCTAAATTAAATTTTGATCATGAAATAACAGGTAACAATGTTGATATTATTATCTATCGCCCAGGTTTTAAATTTGAGCCACATACTGATGGATATTCTCAAAGCACATTGATGTGGCCAATTATTCCAGAAGATGGAGGGGCACCTGTAGATTTTTATCATAGAGATGATATAGAAATTAAAATACCAGGCGAATATAAAACACAAGTAAGTGATAAAGATATAGTTTATACACATTACTATAGCACAACATGTCCTACTATTTTTAACAGTCACAAGATACACGGAGTAAAAGGCGTACAGGTAGATCGCGCATTTCTTCGATTGAGACTCAACGAAACATTTGAATCTATATTAGAAAAATATAATACTGGAAGATTAATAAATGATTGACAATGAATATGTACGTGAATTAGACATTGAGTTTGATACTGAATACCTTAGACAACTAGTGTTGGCTAAGAAAGACAATGCCAATTCGTCACTGTTGCCACACCAAAACAAAGCAGAAGAAGATCAGTATCTTTCATCTATTAGAAAAAAATATCCTTTTCTAAGTTCATTATATAATATCTACATAGTACAGCCCGGACACGATATCCCGTTGCACATTGATGCCAAACGTGACTGCGCCATAAACATTCCTTTGCAAGGAACTGACGGGTCCGACACTATCTTCTATCGTCGTAAAACAAAACAGGAAACATCTTATGTTGGCGAGAAAGTTTGGCATGCCTTATCTGAAGACAGTGTAATAGAAACATTTAGATTTACATTGACTAGACCAACGCTGGTTAATAACTCTGCGGCTCCTCATAAGGTAGAGCACAGGGGAAATTCTACACGTATCATTATCAGTTGGAGTGTTAATAAAGGTACTCTGTTTGAAGATGTCAAACGCATACTAGAAAACCAAACTGCTTGATTTAACTTTTTGTTTTTGTTATACTTGTTAAATGTATAGTGCTGTTAAATTAACCAAAGATCACTCTGCCCTCCTTGAAGAATTTTGTCAAGAAGCCGCCAAGGCTGGCTATGAAAATAACTCATCACTTGCATTGATGAAGTTCAATGGCAAGTACGACTTATATGAGCAAGCTGATTTTTGGGGAATAATGTTTGAGAACAAATTAATCTGTGTTAGTGGGTGCCATAAATGGAAAGATCGAACACAGCGTTGTCTGTTTAGAAGTGCTACACTACCAGCTTATGATTCCATTGTTCCGGGCTTAAACAGAAATCATATGAACAGTTTGCCATTTAGTGTAATGATGCCTTATCAAATTGCCAAAGGCGTAGAAGACGGTGTTGAACATTTTTACATTACTACCAGCAACGGCGAACATGATGCTAGTGGGAAAATGAAGCGAACACATAAAGCATTACAACTACTGGCAAAAAACGGTATTGTTGAGTTTGTAGCAGATGAAATTATATACAGCACACCACAAACAAAGTGGGAACTTAATTTAGATCGATATCTTTCTGCATTGAGATCGTTTCACGGAACTAGAGAACGGTTACAACTATGCTTGAGTCCCGAATACTATAAGATAATCGAACACGGCTTTAGTATTGTTTCGGTATAATTTTACAACCGGCGCTGATGCGTCCTTTATAAAACATCCATGAGCCTTTTTGCTCGACGCAATCCCCAGTTGCAAGCCAATCATCTACGTTGATGCAGTCGCCTTTAAGATACAATTCTCCATCGACTACTTTATAATCACACCAGTATTGATCGCCAAGAATAACACCTTCATTGTGATAACTTAAATCTTCTCCTGGTACGTATTTGTGATTGATAATAATAGGACCAGCTTCAGTCATTCCGTAATTAGCGATAAACTCAGCACCTTTATTAGTCCAGTAGGATATATGATGCGGATAAACACAATCGCTGCCAGCAACCATCAACCGCAAGGCAGATAAATTTGCAGATGAATCTACTTTGATTAATGCATCAATCATTACTGGTACCAAATGACTAATTGTAATTTCGTGTTTTTCTAGTAACTTTAAAAAATTAAATGCATTAAATGCTTCTATTGTATTATGTGCTCCACATAATAATCCAGGCACAGTTTGTGCATTGAGTCCGCCAGTATGATTAAGACTACAGACAGTAAGTATTTTGTCTTGGTGTGTTAGCCCCTGAGATGCGATAGCGTTGTCTGCATTGGCTAACAGCATTGTTTCAGGTATCCATATATTTTTACGTGTTCCGGTGCTGCCACTACTAAACAGAAATATTCCAAATTCTTCTTTTGCATCGGGAATAACAATACCTTCTCTTTTAAATTTAGGAAGTATAGTTAAAGACTTGTTAATGCTTGCAGCCTTTAAGAAGTCCAATATAATAGTCCAGTCCGATTGCTCGCAAACTGGATTGTAAGGTCTATCGTTTACCAACTGTAACAACTGCAAATAGGTTAAATTATTGATAGCAAGAGCAGTTGGATATTTTTTGGCAATGTCTAAGAAGCGATTAAATAACATGAGATATTTATGAAGCTTTAATCGTGGATGTATTTTTTATAAGTTTTAAAGAAGATAACTGTGAAGAAAATTGGAACAGAGTGCTGGAGTTACATCCAGATGCTGTTCGACTTCACGGTATAAAAGGAATTGATCGAGTCCATTTAATGTGTGAGGAAGTATCCCATACTGACTATTTTTGGACTGTAGATGGCGACAATTGGCTAACTGAAAAGTTAGAATATAAAGATCCCATCAAGAGTGATCTATTGATGTTCAAGGCTATTGATCCTATACACAATAATTTAACTTTGCTAGGCGGAGTTAAATTATGGAAGAAAGGAATGATAGTTAATAGAGATATGAGCAAGGGAGACTTTACTCTTAATGCTACTACGAGAAAGCAAATACTCGATTATCCGTTTTCTGAAACTAGGTATAATAGCAGTCCGTATGATGCATGGAAAACTTCTTTTAGACACTGTGTTAAACTTATGAGTGTTATTTTTAGATCAAGGCCAAATGCTAAAAATATAGACACTTACATCGAACAATGGAAGTCTTGTAAAGACAGCAATGCCCTTAATGCCCAATGGTGCTATAAAGGGTATTTAGACGCAAAGAACTTCGTTGAGTTACACGATAACAACTTAGAAGAACTTCATAAAATTAACAACTATCATTGGCTACTGGAGTATTTCATTGAAACTAACCCAACATCTTAGAGAAGCTAAGACAACTTATATTAAACATTTAGTGTATGCAAGTTACTTTAACTTTCTAGCATTACTGGTGTTTATCACAGGAGTAATACATAGTATTTTTCCATTCTGGTTTGAATTTACACCCTACATATTAGCTAAAAAAATTGTAGATGGAACCGAGAAACATTTTAAACATGATTGAACATAAACACTTAACAGGCCAGGATATAGATATCCGATTTGTCAGCAGTCAAATACCGTGGGTTATGAATGCGCTCTATCATGAGCCTGCATTTAACTCAGTTACGTTTGAAGAAATAAGAGATGCATTTAGATTAAAACAAATGCAAAGCAAAGCATGGATGATGAGCAAACTAAAAGACGTTGATAAAAACAGTCAAGTGCTTGTTATTGGCTCGTGGATAGGTTTTACAAGTTTATGTTTAACCAAGATGGGATTTAAGTTTATTACTGAAACAGACCCGGACGAGAGATTAACTACTATTGCTACGCACCTTAATAGGCGCAATAAAGAATTTAAACATCTGTCATTGGATGTCAATGATATAGACCTAACTAAGTTTGATTTGATTATCAATACCAGTTGCGAACACATTGCAGATAACAGTTGGTACGATAGAATTCCAGCAGGAACTAAAGTTGTGTTACACAGCAACAACTTGCCAGGATACGATCATGTCAATTGTTGTGAAAATCTAGACGAAATGATTGAAAAGTACCCGATGGATTTAGAATATGCTGGCGGGTTAGACCTTGAGCAATACACTAGGTTTATGCTGGTGGGTTCTCGATGCACATAACAATGTGTATTCTAACTTCATCCATTGAGCCGTTTAGTGCAGTGTGATGTTTAGTAGTGTCTGTATAATAAACTGCACCTGCTTTTAGTTGAAAACAACGCTGATGATTTGGCCAGACCATCCAAGCGTTTTGATTAGTAACAATAGGAATATGTACTCGAGGCGTAAAATCCTTATGTACTGTATAACTTGATTTAGGGTTCATGGCCATTATTCTAGCTCTAAATCCTTTGTACTTTTTAATGTACTGCTCGATCAGTGAGCCTTGCAAACTAGGCTGTATATGCACAAAGTCATCTTCAGTTTTGTCTTCAAGGGCTTCAACTTGCCCAACACCGGTGTGCCAATCTTCCACACCTTGTCGATTGGTTTGCAGTATAATCTGTCCTGTTCCGTCTTGATGCTTTTCATAAGCCTCCAGAACTTCTGTGATTAATTTCTTGGCAGTTTTTGGGTCTAAGACCTCTAGAGCTTTAATAATTTCCATGCTCATATTTATATTGATATATAGTTGTATGGAAAATAAAGAATACAAACTGATTCCTTTTACTAAACTAAATGCTCCTGGGCACTACATCAAGAATAAAATAGTTCCTTGGTGCGAAGAAGTGTCTTTAGAATCCCATCCTAACCCTAGCAAAGGTAGCCCTGCTGCTTATAACATGGGTGCATTTAATTGGATGGAACGCGAAGAAACGTTGGCCAATATTTTGTGGAACAAAAAACGCTTTTACAAAGGAAACGGCCAGTATTATCTGTTAGAAAAAGACGATAAAATCATTGCAGGTTCTGGTATTCACAAATCTGAATTTTGTGATGACATTGCAATAGGTTCAGTAAGAACGTTTGTCAATAAGGATTACCGTGGCAATCATTTATTAGGTGAACTTTTATGGCCTGCACAATTAGCATGGGCAACTAGAAACAACTACAAAATGATAATGCTCACTGTTAATAAGTACAATCGTGGATTGTTAAATGTCATTAAGCGCACCGGGCTTGGGCATCAAAAGAATAGAACAGATAAAATGTTTTTTCATAACGGCGTATTTGAAGTTCCGTTTCCTATCGAAATTAAAGGGCTAACACAATGGGCCATTTGCCATAAGATTGACGAAACTTATGAATTCGACTGGGAGACCATTAGATCCCACGAAGAAAAGAATCCGGTGTTACAAAAGCTAACGTAACGTGTTATATTACAAAAAAATTAACATTCCCGATTATGACAAAATTAGGCTAGAGTTAGAAAACTCAACTGTTGATTTTGTCAAGAATAATGTAAGATATTGGGATGTTCCATATACATGGTTTCAAATAAATTCTCCGACGCTATATAATTTTTTAGAAAGTCGTAAAAAATTACCTGTTCGTCTTTGTCGATTTTATCTTACTCCCCCCAATGGTTCATTGCCACCCCATATTGATGGATTAAAAAATAATAGGTCTCCGTTGGGACTTAATTTACCCATTGCAGGATATCAAAATACCACAATGTCTTGGTGGAAATGCGATGACGATAATCTTATAGATGGCCCATACGGGTTTAACAATGTCACTGCTAGCAAAATTATTTCAATTGATCAACTAATAAAGACAGATTTTACCACAATTGATTGTCCAACATTTGTTCGAACTGACGAAGTACATAGTATCGAAAGTCAAAATTCTAATTCAAGATTAGTATTAAGTATTCGGTTTTTATACTCAACATCGTTACGACAAGAATTTTCCGATGTTTTTGACTTGACAGATTTGTAGAATACACTTGTCATAGCACATAAATATTGCTATGAAACCATTCTCAGCAACTGCAAACACAATAAACAACGTTCAAATGATCTCAGGTGCTCTATCTATTTTAGGGCTATTCTACTTTGACTTTACTTTGGCGCAGGTGCTAATTGCTATATTATTTTTCTATATCTATAGCATATTAGGCGTTGGAATTACACTGCATAGATATTACACTCATAAAAGTTTTGAATTTATACATCCTGTAATTAAATGGATTTTTACATTGTTTGCATGTCTTGCTGGTAGAGCAAGTCCGCTAGGATGGGTATATGTTCATAGGCTGCATCATGCATACAGTGACAGCGATAAAGATCCTCACAGCCCTAATACCATTGGATTTAAACTTTTTGGATTTAAACATATAGAGTCAAAGAGTGGTAAGATGAATGTGTTTCTAGTTAAAGATCTAATGACCAAGGATCAAATCTTTATTCATGACTATTACTTTGCCATTATACTTGCATGGTTAGCATTTGTAGGACTGTTCGGCATTGACATGATATATTTTACATGGGTGTTGCCTGTATTTGCAGTACAACTCAGTCAGAACAGTTTCAATTACTTTGCACATACTTTTGGCTACAGAAATTATGAAACTAAAGATTCGAGTACAAACAATATATTTTTGTGGCCGTTGATAATGGGCGATGCTTGGCACAATAATCATCATGGCAACCCAGCCGGCACTACAACAAAAGAAAAATGGTGGGAGATTGATCCTGCTAGCAGTATAATTGGAATTGTGAAAAAATGAAGAAATATTTGTATCCAAAAGAATGGTTTTTTATTCTGATGCAGGTAATTGCTACTGTGGTTACCATTTGGGCATTGTTTAACCCAGCCGGTGTAGAATACTGGTTGTTGGCAATATTTGGATATTTTTTAATAACCTGTTTAGGAATCACAGTAACGTTTCATCGATTGCTCACTCACAGATCATATAAACTGTGGAAACCTTTAGAACATTTGTTTAGTTACTTTGCAAATATAGGTTGTACAGGCAGTAGTGCAGGTTGGGTCTTTGTTCATAGACTGCATCACAAATATGCCGACAAGCCCGGCGACCCTCATAGTCCAGTTACACTGGGACCAATTGGTGCAATCATAGGAGACTATAGCGGGACATTTAACAAATGGGTTGTTAGAGATATCATTAATGATCCTGTTCATAGATTTTTACACGAGTATTATATTGCTGTAGTGTTAGCAACATTGGCTCTATTACTGTATATAGATCCTATGATTGCCATTTACCTATATCTAATTCCAGTGTTTATGAATACCATTGCAAGTCGTTTTAGTAACTGGATTGATCATACTGCATTGTTTGGTCGTAAAGAAGTTGATAGCAACTACGATCAAAGCCACAACGTATGGTGGTGGAGTTATCTAACATTCGGAGAAGGTTGGCACAACAATCATCACTTGCGTCCAGGCGACTATAGAATTGGTCGCAAATGGTATCAGTTTGATCCAGGCAAGTATGTTATTAATTTTCTAATGCTACTGGGATTAGCGAAACAAAAATAATATGTTCTTAGCACACACTGACGATATTAAAAACAATCAATATCTTCCAATTACACAATTAAGAAACAAAAAAGTTTTGGTCAATGTCGATCAAGAATATACTTTGATTTCAAATGTATGCCCGCATCAAAACAGCTTGATCTCTAAAGAAAAGGGCAAAGGCAGCAGAGTTTGTCCTTACCATGGATGGAGTTTTGATCTAGAAGGCAAGCCCATTGGATCTGGTAGAGCTAGTTGTAAAAACAATAGTGCTCTACCTAATGAAGATGTGCATGTTTGGAACAATCTTATATTCACAGTTCCTGCAGAATTTAAAGAACTTGATGTAGATTTTTCAAATCTCGAATTAGTAGAGAAGCGAACAGATCGAGTTCAGGGCACAGTAACAACTATAATGGATATCTTTTTAGATGTTGATCATATCTCTATCGTGCATAGAGGAGTTTATGAACAAATAGGATTATCTAATATAACGTCAGTTGATTGGATCTATAAAGAAAATAGATCACTACAGCTAGTAGCCAATAACTTTGTTAATGAGGATTTTGCTGCAACGTTAATTCCAGAGGATGCTGATAGAAAATATGGCGCAGCTTGGTTAGCTGTTTATCCTGGAACTATGATAGAGTGGCAACCTGGTGCAGTTTTCATTACTGTGGCAACAAAATTTGACGACTACAGTTCTAACGTAGAAGTTTTTAAATATAGAGATACACGATATAGTGATCTCAATTGGGAACTTAATAACGAAGTCTGGGAACTAGCTTGGAGTCAAGACAAAGAGCAAGTGAGTTTGATTGCTGAAGTTGCACAGCACAACCTCGAAGAAAGCAAACAGCACTATCGAAAATTTCTTACTCTTTCTTCGGCGGAGTAGGATCTACGTTTTCATAAAAGCGTTTTACAGTACCCGGTGGTTGTTTCAAAAATTTGATAAAATCATGATAGGGGATTGTTACGCCGTGATTTCTAATTCCCGACGGGCCAGAAAGCCAATCTAATTTTTCAAATCCCACATACTTAGGGAAGTAAATTAACTCATCCTTCCAATACTTTCCATAAAGCAACGGCTTAACATAGTAGTCCCATCGATCAAGACTGTCTAATTTTACACCTGGTTTGGTTAATCCGTTTTCAGAAAAATATCTAGCAGAATATAATGCTGCACTAAAAATACTGTCATCGATAATACTTAAAGTAAATTCTGGAGTGTCTCCGTAGAATATAGTTCTACCTGTACGTTCTACCATTTTAAATGCTCTGTCTCTAAGTATCTCGGGACTGTTGTACCCCATAAACCAATAGAATATTTTTCTCGGACTAATATGCACATAGGGATCGTGCGTCATTTGTATAAAATCATAATCCTCGGGCACTTGTTGCAGGAACCTTTTGAACAGGAGACTATAAACATGAATGCCGGTAACAGCAGCTTCTTCTTCTAATTCTTGTTTAATAGCTACGGGATCTATTTCAATTACTTGCGTCTTAACGCCGTACTTGGCATCAATACGTTGTATGTTTAAAAATTCGTTGTCGTTATATCCAGGTGTATGCATGAACACAGTTTCTAACGGAATCCCTTGTTGATGGAAACTATGCAACACACTTTGACTGTCTATTCCGCTGCTTAAACTTAATATCAGTTTTTTTGTTTCGGATGTTTCATAAACTTCAACTGCACGCCTGTCCGATTCTTCTCGCATATTGCCCACTGGCCGTTTGCAACTTTCATAGTCAATATAAAATCTTTTACCATCAAAACCATAATTCATAAATACTCTCACATAAAGTACTACTATTTAAACAGGATTAACTGCTATGACTATAAAACTGACTTGTAGGTTGTGCGACGACCGCGATATCGACCAAGCAATTGAAATTATCAAATCTCACACCAGAATGCACGGTCAAGACATTACATATATACAAGACAAATTTATACAAGCATTTTTATTAAAAGATGAATGGCATGCGTCTTTTTGCCT